TTAAGATACCCTCCCCCCACATAATTACTACCCGTACCCCCGTTAATTAACCTTACAATACTTTACAAATGTGATTTATAGAAACACCCCCCGTCATCTTTTTTCAAGGTACTTGTTTCCTCTAATATTATTTTTGTTGTACACTCTGCCTATCTAGGGTTTTACGATGACCGAGAATAGATGGAAAATATAATTATTCCTCACATAGAAGAGGACGTACCGCTTCCAGCCAACGCTACCGAAGCCTTCCCAGAACTGTCTCCAAAAGAAGAGTTAGACGCACGAGCTAGGACAATTTCGCTCCTTGCCGAGTTAAACAACACCCCACTTTCCCCCACTTCTGAGCATGTGGCGCAAGCAACAGAAATTGCTACTCAGATGATGAATGACCCCAAACTTAGACCTGAGTTTAAGAACTACCCTAATGAGACATTGGCTTATTTGGCAGGTATGGTGTCCCAAATGAACGTGCAACTTGTGGACGACCTAGCTGAAATGAAGATGTATGTGGTTAACAAGCTACTTTATGAGGTAGAACATGCCTCAAATGCTAAAGATCGGCTACGAGCCTTACGGGATTTGGGTGAAGTTGACGGAATTGATGCATTTAAGAAGCGTTCTGAGGTCACAATGAAGGTGCAGAGTATTGAAGAAGTCGAAAACGAGCTATTTGAGACCCTTTCTAGCCTAAAAAAGAAGGCAATTGACGTAGAAGTTAAGGAAATACCCTCTAAAAAATGACCGCCCTGCATAAATTAACTGCACAGGACATTGAAGCGCTTGAAAAAGCTGTTCCTACGATGCCTGAAAAGAAGAAAAGGCGGACTTTAGAGCTAATTAAGACGTATAAAACCAACGTAACTCAGAAAGCAGGGAAAGAAAACTTCCTTGATTTTGTTGACCATGTATACCCAGGCTATAAAGTAGGTGAACACCATGCAAAATTGGCTAAAATTTTTGAAGATATTGCTGAAGGTAAGAAAAAGCGAGTGGTTGTTAACATCGCTCCGCGTCATGGTAAGTCGGAACTTATATCCTATCTCGCTCCTGCCTGGTTTTTGGGTAAGTTTCCTCAGAAAAAGGTCATCATGGCATCACACACAGCAGATTTGGCTGTTAACTTTGGGCGCCGTGTACGTAATTTGGTGGGTTCCGAGAGCTATAAAGACATATTTCCAGCGGTAGAGCTGCAAGCTGACAGTAAATCGGCATCTAGATGGGGGACTAACTATAATGGAGAATACTTTGCTATTGGTGTTGGCGGTGCTTTGGCTGGTAGGGGTGCAGACTTGTTTATTATTGACGACCCTCACTCTGAACAAGACGCTAAGCAAGGTCGAGCAGATGTTTTTCTACCAGCTTGGGAGTGGTTTCAATCTGGTCCTATTCAGCGTCTTATGCCTGGCGGGGCTATTATTGTCGTGATGACACGCTGGTCAAAGCTTGATTTGACGGGGCAGATTGTCAATCATATGGTTAAGAATGAGGATGCAGAAGACTGGGAAATAGTAGATTTTCCTGCGATTATGCCTTCAGGTAAACCGCTTTGGCCCGAATTCTGGTCTCTTGAGGAATTATTAGCTAAGAAGGCTTCTTTGGATGTGCGGTACTGGAACGCCCAGTATTTACAACAACCTACCTCAGAAGAAGGCGCTTTAATTAAGCGGGAGTGGTGGCAGATTTGGGAAAAAGATGACCCACCCATGTGTGAATTTGTCATCATGTCTTTAGACGCAGCTCAGGAGGCAAACAATCGTGCGGATTACAATGCGCTCACAACGTGGGGGGTGTTCTTCAACGAAGAAACGAACAATTACAACATTATCCTTCTCAATTCCATTAAAAAACGGATGGAGTTCCCAGACCTCAAAAAGCTTGTACTTGAAGAGTATAAAGAGTGGGAGCCAGATGCGTTTATGGTTGAAAAGAAGTCCAATGGGGCGGCTCTCTACCAGGAATTACGGCGCATGGGCGTACCAATCGGGGAATTCACACCTGGCAAAGGTCAAGACAAAATCTCTCGCGTTAATGCTGTATCAGATTTGTTCTCAGCAGGGATTGTCTGGGCGCCAGAGCATCGGTGGGCGAAGGAAGTAATCGAGGAGTGCAACGATTTTCCTAGCGGAGCTAACGACGATTTGGTAGACTCAACAACATTAGCCTTATTACGCTTTAGGCAAGGTGGATTTATTCGTCTGCCCAGTGACGAACCAGATGATGATTTTTTGTATAAATACGGCAGACGTAAAGCTGCGTATTACTAAGGATAAATTATGTCAATTGAAAAAAGTTTATACCAAGCCCCTGTCGGGCTGGACTCTATTGTTGAAGAAGAACCCATTGAAATTGAAATTGAAGACCCAGAGTCAGTAAAAATTGGTATTGGTGGGATGGAGATTGAGATTGAACCTGCCGAGCCTTCAGCAGAAGATTTTGACGCTAACCTTGCGGAGTATATGAGTGAGGGGGATCTTACTGAGATTGCAGGTGATTTACTAGGGGACTTTGACGATGACATCTCTGCCCGTAAAGATTGGATTCAGACCTATGTAGACGGACTTGAGCTACTGGGTATGAAGATCGAAGAAAGAACAGAGCCATGGGAAGGTGCTTGCGGTGTGTACCACCCACTGCTTTCTGAGGCACTTGTAAAGTTTCAGTCTGAGACCATTATGGAGACTTTCCCTGCAGCTGGTCCAGTTAAGACTGTCATTATTGGTAAAGAGACTCCTCAGATTAAAGATGCGGCTCAGCGAGTTCAAGATGACATGAACTATCAGTTAACAGATGTGATGCAGGAATACAGACCTGAACACGAAAGAATGATATGGGGCTTGGGTTTAGCGGGTAATGCATTTAAGAAAGTGTATTACGACCCACACATGGAGCGCCAAGTTTCTATGTTTATACCAGCAGAAGACATCGTGGTTCCATACGGTGCTTCTAATTTACAGAGTTCCCCACGCGTGACTCATGTGATGCGTAAGACTGAGAACGAGGTTAAACGGTTGCAGTTTGCAGGCTTTTATCGTGACGTTGACCTTGAGACCCCCAGTGGGGCTTTGGATGAAGTAGAGAAGAAGATTGCGGAGAAGATGGGCTTTAGAGCTACATCGGATGATCGCTATAAGTTATTAGAGATGCACGTAGACCTTGACTTACCTGGTTATGAAGACGAAGAAGATGGAGAAAAGACAGGTATTGCTCTTCCTTATGTTGTAACGATTGAGAAAGGCACACAGAAGGTCTTATCCATCCGTAGAAATTGGAGACCAGAAGATGAAACCAAACAAAAAAGGCAACACTTTGTACATTATGGCTATGTGCCTGGCTTTGGTTTTTATTGCTTCGGGCTTATTCATTTGGTTGGCGCCTTTGCTAAGTCGGGTACTTCTCTTATCAGACAGCTCGTTGACGCAGGAACTTTATCGAATTTGCCAGGTGGCTTTAAGACCCGTGGACTGCGTGTTAAAGGTGACGACACCCCAATAAGTCCAGGAGAGTTCCGTGACGTTGACGTACCTAGCGGAGCAATCAAAGATAACTTGATGACCTTGCCATACAAGGAACCTAGCCAGGTTTTATACAGTTTACTTGGAACCATTGTTGAAGAAGGCAGACGCTTTGCATCGGCAGGGGATATGAAGGTTAGTGATATGAGCGCACAGGCTCCTGTGGGGACGACTCTAGCGATTTTGGAGAGAACCCTGAAGGTGATGAGTGCAGTTCAGTCAAGAGTTCACTATTCGATGAAACAAGAGTTGCGGTTATTGAAGGAAATAATCCGTGACTACACACCTGACGAGTACAGCTATGTTCCAGAAGAGGGTACACCCAGAGCCAAGAAAGCGGATTACGACTTGGTGGACGTTATTCCAGTCAGTGATCCTAATGCAGCAACGATGGCGCAAAAGATTGTTCAGTACCAAGCAGTTCTCCAGTTGGCACAAGGGGCGCCGCAGATTTATAACCTGCCGCAGTTACACCGCCAGATGCTCGATGTCCTCGGCATCAGGAATGCCCAGAAACTTATACCGTTACAGGAAGACCAGAAACCGCGTGATCCGATTTCGGAGAACATGGATGCGTTGATTGGCAAACCTCTCAAAGCCTTTGCGTATCAAGACCACGATGCACATTTGATGGCTCACAACAGCTTCTTGCAAGACCCGATGACTCAACAAGTGATTGGGCAGAACCCCATGGCGCAGCAGATTGCGGCTTCTTTGCAGGCTCACATTGCGGAGCATTTTGGCTTTAAGTACCGTCAACAGATTGAGCAGCAAGTTGGTGGACCGATACCGTATCTCAAAGATGATGAAGAGACCTTGCCACAAGAGTACGAGATTCAGTTGTCTAGGTTGGTGGCTCAGGCTTCCCAGCAGTTGCTACAACAGAACCAGGCTGCTGCGGCGCAACAACAAGCTCAACAACAGATGCAAGATCCGATTATCCAGATGCAGATGCAAGAACTTGAGCTTAAGGCGAAGGAACTTGAACGTAAGATGCAGAAGGATCAGACCGATGCAGCCCTACGGCAAGAGCAACTCGATATTGACCGTGAGCGAGTAATGATCCAAGGCGAGCTAGAAGGTACTAAGTTAGGTGCCAAGATTGCCAAGGATAAAGACGATCTTGATCGCAAAGAGCAGATGGAGGGTACACGGATGGGTATTGATATGGCGCATAAGAAAGACCAGATTGATGCTCAGAAAGGGCAAATAGCTGCGCAGCTAATAGCGGCTCAGATGAATGCGGCTAAACAAAAAAAGGACAATAAATGACAGGGCTAGACCTATTAGGTAAACAGTTAGACGAGAAAGCTGAGCAGTTAAAGAGTGCTGTGGTGGTTGGCAATATGGATCACATACAGTACCAAAGAGTTTGCGGTGAGATTAGAGGTCTGCTCATTGCAAAGGGTTACGTATTAGACCTCAAAGACAAACTGGAGAATACGGATGAGTGAAACAATCGACTTAAATAAGGCGGTGGATTTGGCGCAGCTGCTTGATAAGTCAGACGAGCAAAAGGCAACACAACTACCTAAACCCTCTGGGTACCGCATTTTATGTGCTATCCCTGAAGTGGAAAAGGAACACGATGGTGGAATTCTGAAAGCTGATGAGACGCTTAGGTTTGACGAACTTCTAACAACGGTGTTGTTTGTAGTAGACCTAGGTCCAGATTGCTATAAAGACCCAGCAAGATTTCCGACGGGAGCTTGGTGTAAAAAGGGTGATTTTGTCCTTGTAAGACCAAATGCTGGTACTCGATTAGTTATTCATGGGCGGGAGTTTCGCATCATTAATGATGATTCCGTAGAAGGTGTAGTTGACGATCCACGTGGCATTAAACGTAAATAAGGAGCATACGATATGGAAAACTATAAGTTTCCCGATGAATTAGACGAAGTAAAAGATGAGGGTAAACCCGTAGAAGAGGAAGTAGAAGCTAAGGGTAAACCCGTAGAAGACAATAAGATTGAAATTGAAATTGAAGACGATACCCCTGTTGAAGATAGAGGACGTAGAGCTTCAAAACCTGATTTTGTTGAAAAGATTGAAAAAGACGAATTAGACCAATATTCCCAAGAGGCACGAAGCAAAATTGATGCTTTTAGGAAGTTTTACCACGATGAACGTAGAGAAAAAGAAAGGGCGCTGCGGGAGCAACAAGAGGCAGTAACCCTAGCTAAAAACCTCTACGAAGAGATAAAACAGCTTAAAGGTAGAGTCAATTCTAGTGATGAAGCGGCAGTTAACTCCTTTAAAACGAGTGCCGAGCAGGAATTGGTGATGGCTAAGAAGGAATATAAAGAAGCCTATGACGCTGGAGATTCGGAAAAATTAGTCGAAGCACAGGATAAATTAACTACTGCTAAGATGAAAATTGAGAAGGCTTCTAGCTACGCTGAAAATATAAATCAGCGAAAGGCTTTACAAGAGCAAGAAAATGAAGTAAAAATACCTCAACAGACGGAAGCAGCGCCTGTCCGTGACCAAAAAGCTTCGGCTTGGCAAGAGCGTAACTCTTGGTTTGGTCAAGATGACGAGATGACAAGCCTAGCCTTAGGGCTACACGAGAAGCTTGTTAAAGAAAACGGACTAGCTTATGCAACCACTGACGAGTACTACAAGCGCATAGATGAAACTATGCGTAGGCGTTTTCCTGAAAATTTTCAGGATGAAAAAGTTGACGATGAAAAAGTCGCGGCTCGCGTAAAACCGAGTACAGTTGTTGCCCCTGCGAGTAGAAGTACCTCTTCGAAGAAGATAAAATTGAATACGTCACAGTTATCGATAGCGAAGAAGTTAGGACTAACGCCTGAGCAATATGCCCGTGAACTTATGAAAATGGAGGCCTAATATGGCTAACAACAGATTGACCCGTGAAGTAGATACCCGTGTAACAAGCGAACGTCCTAAGCAGTGGGCGCCAGCAGAATTACTCCCTGAGCCAGATAAACAGGCTGGGTATGCATATCGTTGGATTCGTACTTCTACGTTGAATCAGGCTGATCCTCGTAATCTCTCTGGGAAACTTAGAGAAGGATGGGAGCCTGTAGCGTTAGAAGAACAACCCAAGTTTCAACTGCTAGTTGATCCCAATAGTCGTTTTAAGGACAACATTGAGATTGGCGGGTTATTGCTTTGCAAGACTCCAGAAGATTTCGTTGACCAACGTAATAAACATTACCGAATTCAAGCTGAAAGTCAGATGGATGCTGTAGACAATAATTTAATGCGCCAGAATGACCCAAGGATGCCCCTCTTTAATGAGAAGAAATCCACGGTGACTTTTGGTAAAGGTAACTAAACTTAATTAGGAGTTTTAAATGGCTTATCCTACCGTAGACGGACCCTATGGGTTCCAGCCAATCAATTTGATTGGTGGTCAGGTATTTGCTGGTGCAACACGTATGATTCCTATCGCCTCAGGCTCTGGCACATCCATTTTTGTGGGTGATGTCGTGCGTCTGAACACAGGCGGTACTTTGAGCCGTGTTTCTACCACAGATTCCGCAACCGATGCTGTTGGTATTTTTATGGGTTGTCAGTTTACTAACCCAACTACCAAACAGTTATTGCAACAACAATACTATCCAGCTTCCACAGTGGCTAGTGATATTCTTGCTTTCGTTTGTGATGACCCTGATACTTATTTCAAAGTAGCAGTACTATCAAACTCAACCACCATTGGCGGTCTAACTCAAACTGATATTGGTAACAACGTATCTATTTTGACAACCGCTGGTTCCACAACCACTGGTGACTCGAAAGAAGGTATTTTAAATAGCACCAGCACATCAACAACCACTCTCCCATTCCGTATTATTGCGGGTGTACCAGAGACTGTTAATGCGTCTGGATCTTTCACCGAAGTGATCGTCAAGTGGAATATGGGCGTTCATACTTACTACAGTGCAACACCTGTAGCAACCGCAGCTTAAGGAGCAATTAAATGGCTATTTCACGTGCACAACTACTGAAAGAGTTGCTCCCAGGTCTGAACGCTTTGTTCGGTCTTGAGTATGCAACGTATGGTGAACAACACAAAGAGATCTACGAAACTGAGACCTCTGAGCGTTCGTTCGAAGAAGAAACTAAACTGTCAGGCTTCTCCGCTGCACCAGTCAAAAACGAAGGTACTGCCATCGCTTATGACAATGCACAAGAGGCATTCACAGCACGTTACAACCACGAAACCATTGCTCTCGGCTTCTCCCTAACGGAAGAGGCAATCGAGGACAACTTGTATGACAGCTTATCGGCTCGTTATACCAAGGCTTTGGCTCGTGCTATGGCGTACACAAAGCAGGTTAAAGCTGCTGCTGTGTTGAACAACGGTTTCACCAATTCTGCCGCTTATTACGGTGGTGACGGTGTACCTTTGTTTGCGACAAACCATCCTTTGGTTTCTGGTGGTACTAACAGCAACACTCAGTCTACCGCTGCTGATTTGAACGAGACTTCTTTGGAAGCTGCCGTTATTCAAATCGCTGCTTGGACAGACGAGCGTAGTTTGTTAATCGCTGCTAAACCACGTAAGTTAATTGTTCCACCTGCATTACAGTTCGTTGCAACTCGCTTGCTCGAAACTCAATTGCGTGTTGGTACAACTGACAACGACATCAACGCTTTAGTAAACAATGGTTCGATCCCAGAAGGTTATACAGTTAATAACTACCTGACCGATCCAAATGCTTACTTCCTGACCACTGATGTTCCAAACGGTATGAAGCATTTTGTTCGTACTCCTTTGAGCAACAGCATGGACGGTGACTTCGATACTGGTAACGTACGTTACAAGTCTCGTGAGCGTTACAGCTTCGGCTGGTCTGATCCTCTCGGTATGTGGGGTTCACAAGGCGCTTAATGTGTCTAAAAAAGGGGAGCCAAAAACTCCCCTTTTTCTTTTATTTGTAGTAAGATGCTTTTAAGTCTAGGACAAATTTGTCCATATCAGCCCGCCTAGGGGACGATGCACCGATGATATGGGGTTATGTGCATATAAGGAGAACCTCATGGGTTTCGCTACACATCTAGGTCCTTGGTTATTAGGGACTGTTAAAAACACCACTGGCACTGCTGCTGGTACTATCCGCAACACAGGTTGCACCGTTGTTTCCCAATCAGCTAATGTAGTTTTCGGCACTTTGACTGGTAACTTAGTTACCGTTCCTGCTGGCTCACAGATTGTTGACATTAAAGTTGTCACCACAACCGTATTTAGTGCAGCAACTACTGCAAAACTAAGTATTGGCGGTACTGATTTCACAACGACTGGCACGATTACTAGCGTTGGTAGTGCAGCATTAGGTGCAAACGCAACCACTCCAGGTGGCTGGTTAAATGTTGGCTCTACTGATGCCACAATTACCTACACATTGGCTGGTACTAGCTTAACGACTGGAGCAGCAACAATCATCGTTACCTATGCAGTTCGTAACTCTGATGGCGGTCAGTTCCAAACCACGTTTAATAACTAATCTCACGGGCTAGGGTTTTCCCTAGTCCACTTTAACTTTTTGGAGATTAATTATGGCGATGCAAACTGATGTACAAGCCTCAGCACCACTAACGGCTACTGGACAAGTCACCAATAATGCTGGAACTCCTGCTAATTTAGGCAGAATCCGCATTAAAGGGCTGTATGTAGTGCCAGGAACCTCAGCTGGTTCTGTTGTTTTTAGGGATGGCGGTTCGGGTGGAGGTATTTTGTTTACCATGAACACACCAGCCGTTGCTAACGCAGGAGCTTACAACATTGTTATTCCTGGTGAGGGCATTTTAGTTGAGACCGATTTACATGGAACCGTTTCTAACACAGCTTCTGTAGTTGTTTTTTACGGATAAAAAATGTCAGAACCACTACAAGCGCAGGGTTCATTTAATCTTACTGGTAGGAGGATCATGCTTGGTCTTCCTGCTTACGACTTTAAAGTATCTGTAAAACTGGCTATTTCACTAGCTCAGTTTTGTGTAGAAGCACCTAAACATGGGGTAGAGATTCAAATCTGCAATATCTCTGGATGCTCCGTTGTTTCTCGTGTTCGCAACTTAATTGTCAAAGACTTTATGGCTTCAGAATGCACGGACTTAATGTTTATTGACTCTGACATTAACTTTAACTACGAAGACATTTTCCGCCTTATGGCTTGGAATACAGACCCTAAGAAGGGTATCGTAGGTGGTGTTCCAACCGCCCGTAAAAAAGGCAGTATCTATATCTCTACATTAGAGCAGGACGCTGATGGTGGTATTTATATGAATGCTTATGGTCTGGTTAAGGCTAAACGCATTGCTACGGCTTTTATGTTGATCCGCAGGGATGTTATTCAAACCCTAATTGATAATCACCCTGAGTGGAAATACCACGATGATCGGGTTGAAAATGGACACCCTGATAAATTCTGCTATTCCGTATTTGACTTTCAGTCTAAACCTGACGGATATGTTGGCGAGGATTACACATTTTGCGACCGTGCTAGAGAGCATGGTTATGAGGTATGGATTGACCCAACAATCAAACTAGGTCACATGGGTATTACTGAGTTTGAAGGTTCTTTTGGGGAAGAGTTTCTTTACCCACTAATTCGTTCAGTAGACTCTAATAAAGGAGCCGCATAATGGCTAAGACTCCCGCATGGACTCGCAAAGAAGGTAAGAACCCTGAAGGTGGACTAAACGCTAAGGGTCGTGCATCTTACAATGCAGCCAATCCTGGCAAACCTGGACTCAAGCGTCCCCAGCCAGAAGGTGGTTCAAGACGTGATTCGTTCTGCGCCCGCATGAAAGGTATGAAGCGTAAGCTAACCAGTGCTAAAACCGCTAACGATCCAGATAGCCGTATCAATAAGTCTTTACGGGCTTGGAACTGCAGAGAGGGTGGGGCTGTTCGTGGCGGCGGATGCGAGATTCGTGGAAAAACTAAAGGTAAGATGGTGTAATTATGGCTGATAAATTTGAAGACAGAACTCCGATTAGCGAAAAAATAGGTAACAAAATAGGGGATGTACTTTACCCTGTTTATAAAGGAATTTCTTCAATGGTTGGAAATGACCGCAGAGAAGCAAAACGCCAAGAACTTAAAGATCGACAAAAACAGTACGAGGAACAAGATAAGCAAGAAGGTCGAAAGATGAAAGCAGGTGGCAAGGTATCTTCCGCTTCTAAACGTGCTGATGGTTGCTGCATTAAAGGTAAGACCAAAGGTAAGATGGTATGAGCCAAGAGATGTTACTTTTATGGAATGCAGTCTTATCATTAGCGGGGGTTATTGTGGGTTTATGGGCAAAAGAAAAATCTGCTGAACTTGCCCGTATAGGGATTTTATTAAACAAGACTCGTGAGGAGGTAGCTCGTGAAAACGTTACTCAAGCAGAAGTTGACCGCATTATGCAGCATATTGACCAACGCTTTAACAAACTTGAAAGCAAGATTGACCAGCTTATTCAGGGGAAAATAAATGCCTAGCACTAGCAAAAAACAGCATAATTTCATGGCAGCCGTGGCTAACAATCCAAAATTTGCCAAAAAGGTTGGCGTATCTAAATCCGTAGGAGAAGAGTTTATGAAAGCAGATAAAGGACGTAAATTCAGAGCTGGTGGCTTAAAAGAAGTTGATTCTGATAGCAACCCAGGATTATCCAAACTGCCCACAGAAGTACGCAACAAAATGGGCTACATGAAGAAAGGCGGTAACGTGAAACATTCAGACATTTCCAAAGACAAACCAATGATGGAAAAAGTTGCTAAAAAAGCCGTTAAGGGGCATGAAAAGAAAATGCACGGCATGAAAAAGGGTGGCATGGCATATTCTAAGGGTGGTCAACTTTCTAAAGCCGATGGCTGTGCTGTTAAAGGTAAATCCAAAGGCACTATGGTTAAGATGAAATACGGTGGAGCTTGCTAACATGAAAAAGAAAGTCCGTAAATTCCAAGAGGGTGGCGAGACCGAGTTTGAGTCTAAAGAAGGGCAAAATCCTGGTATTGGCGACGATGTGCGCGCCCGTGCGATGGAATATATTCGTAAGCAAAATGAGCCTAGCAGTGAGCTAGTTAAAGAGCCTCCTGTCACTAAAACCAAATCTACCCCTAAAGCTACCCCTAAAGCGGAGCCAAAAACAACTACTTCTAAACCACCGCAAGAAAAAGGTTTGGAGCGTGTAGGGATTGAAGACTTTCTACCTATTGGTAAAGCCGCTGCAGCTCTAGGCGCTGGTTATGGCGCTGCTCGCATGATAGGTAAAAAGATCCTATCTAGCCGTGCTAAGAAAGAGGCGGGAGAAAAAGCGGCTAAAGAA